TCATTGCCGCAGTGAGAGGCTGAACTCCTTCTGGCGGCAGTGCGCCGGGCGGCACGTTCGCGATCACTGGCATCAGTTTGATGACCATTGTGTCGAGATGCACAACGTCATTATCTCGAGGCGACACGGGAACATCCTGACCACCGATGATTGCCTGCAATTCGAGAACCTGTTGGCGCGTAGCCTCAATCGCGATTGCCTCAACCTGATCCTTCGGAAGGATGACGCTGTTGGCGATTGTGACTCCGACTTTTCGGCTCCAATCGAGCTTGATGAGTTCATCTTGGTTGATGGCTGGGTTTCCAAAGTACCGCTGAATAAGAGAGTCCAGAACGATGTTGTCCTGCGGGGTTGTGTCCCTGAGAAGCTCCGACGCCGGGCTGTATGCCATCAGCAGAATATCGGCAGGCGGGAGGTTTTTTTCGATCATCTCGAGGCAGCATGAAATTGCGTCCTCGTCGAGGTGCGGAGGAACCTCGAATGGGACCAGAAACGGAGGCATCTCCATCACGCTCCGTTGAAATGCCTCAACGATTTCTTTTCGCGCCCAAACCGCTCCGGGCTGAACTTTCCGAGCGATGTCCAACATCCCCTTCAGATCCGCAGCAGCCTTCAAGTGTTCCGGGTGGCAGATCCCGCGCTGCATCCGTTCCACTGCCTGCGAGAACTGCCTCTGGAAGCGCATCAGGATGCCTTCCTTCAACTGGTTCTCGATTGCGGCAACCCGGTTGATTTCCGAAGCCGTTTTCGCACTCCCGGCAGTCAATGGAGCCGTCGGCAAAAATGTTCCGACCTGCAACTCAGCGAGGCTGGACACGAACTGGTCAAGCCGCAGGAAGTCGTTCACATCCGCCGGAAGGCTCTGCTGCACGACCTCATATCCCTCGGCCACAAACGCAACCGGGTGATGCACGGTCAACGGCGCTGCCCCGACTTTTGCGTTCGGAGTCTTCTTCAGAAGCAGCAGACCTTTGATGTACGAGTTGTCAATCACGAGGTTGCGCGCCTTGTCCACGGCAACGTGCGTGTTGTAGAGGTCGCGCCCGGCACCACGGGAACTCATCAGTCCACCGCTTCCAACCTCGATTGAAAACAGCGCGAGCGTTTCCGACATTGCGTTGTATCGATCAACCTGCGTGCAGATCTCGTCACCGGATTTGTCGTCAAACAGGTAGCGACTGATCTTGCCGTGCGGCTCCTTTACGAGGATCTCGCCGAGTTCGACGTATTTCGCGTCGTTTTCGTAGGACGCCCCGTAGCTGCCCTCACGCAGCCAGTCCTCATACCGACGCGCGTCGTCGTCTGAATCAAGCGTGCGGCCAGCCGGGATCGCGTTGTTGATTGCTGTGACTAGGTTGTTGATGTGCCACCCGGCGGCTGCGCTCAACTCAGGGTTTTCGAGGAACGGCAGAAGCTCGGCGATCTGGTAGCGGCGTTTGCGCGCCCAGATTGGCGTCTGATCCGCCTGCTGCGGCGTCTCAATCGAAAAGAAAGTGTAGTCCTGCCGGAGGAACTCCGGCTTCCAATCGCGTAGGTCGTCCCAGCATAAGCCACAGAAACCAAACACAGTGTTCTCATGCACAACCTGCGCCACCAAGTCGTCAAACCCCTTCCAACTCCTGATGCACTTTGTGATCGCTTCGCGGAACGTCTTGGTCTTGTGTTCGGCATCAACCGAATCGACCGGGTACGCAGCGAACGTCAGGGTCTGCGCGGTCTCGACAACCTGTTTGAACGGCGGCTGAATCCTCGAACACATCATGCTCAGGAAGCCTGTCGGCCTGTTGCTCCGCCAGTTCTGCCCCATAGACTCGAGCTTTTTGGGCGCATACGGAGGCTCGAGGTTGAGCTTCTTCTGGATCAACTGGTTCTTCCGGTTGCGTTCGACGTTCTGCTGCTTGAGACGTCTGTACGCGCTGTGAGCCTGCCGGGCGTCCTTGAACGTGCGCCGGACCTGAAGCGTGTCAGGGTTGACGGTGTCGTTGTTGCCAGCATCAGGATCAACGACATCAAGGTTCAGCACCCGTGCCTTGTCGTGATCGTTGGCAATGCGCGCTGCCTTGTTGGCAAAGGCATCAGTGATTTCAGGAGGAAGAGGTTTGACGTCCATAAAGTTAAATGTTGAGCCAGCAGTTTTCAGGAAGCCCGGGTGCCTTTATGTGTTCGTCTCGATCAAGAAAGATTGCAGCACGGTTGTCGAACCGCTGCGCCAAGCATCCTCCAAGAAGCGCGCTGGATGGCGTGTCTCTGCCCTGCCGCACGTTTGCTGTAAGACGCTTCGCAGCACCAACGCACGACGTGCAGCCGCTTTTCCAGTTGAAGTTGAGCTTGCAAGCCCTGCACGTCCGAGCGCGCTGCTCCGCAAGCTCGTCTGTGACGTAGTTCACCGGGCGTTTCGATTGCAGGATGTTCCGCGCCCACGTTTGGATGTCGTCCAGCAACTCAGAAGCACGGGTTGGGCGCGTCACGCTGGTCACCGTCACAGACTCAACTCCGTGACAGAAATGCGGCCAGTTTCCGCAGATGTAAGCAGCAATGTCGCCTTTCACATCGCCAATCGGCAGATGGTTCTCAGCACGGTAATGCTCAACCGCAGCAACAAGCTCGTCATACGACGTCGAATCAATTCGAGCATCGCCGTCAATATAGTGCCACCCAGTAGGTGGAATCAGGCCAATGATAGGTTTTGCCACGGCTGGGTCGTAAATTATTTGGAACCCCAAATCAAGACGTTAAGGTTTAAAGTGGTGCTTGCAACGAGGACAGACGACTTGCTTGTCCTCCTTCTCATCACCAGATCCAGAGTCCTCCGGCGGCGGGTTCGGTGTGCCGATCAACTCCATCAACTGCTCATCAGTGAAACCAAGGCAGTTCCCGCCGTACCCGGCCTCCATCAACTCCTCCACCTCCACCGACAGCATATCCCAGTTCCACGTCGCATTCAGACCAAGCTGGTTGTCAACAATGACGTATGCACGCTTCTGAGTATCAGAGAGGTGGGACAACCTAATGCAGGGAATGTCGATCACCTTCAGCTTTCGCGCAGCCAGAACGCGACCGTGTCCGGCGATGATGGTCCCGGCCTCGTCAATCAGGACCGGGTTCACAAACCCGAACTCCTTCATTGACGCAGCAATCTGTGCAACCTGCTCGTCCGAATGCTCCCGCGAGTTGCGGCAATACGGAATCAGCTTGTCGATATGTAAAACCTCTACAGTTAAGTCTTTCACCTGAACCTCGCAGTCTTTTTTGCGATTTTCTTTGGCTGTTTCACGAACTGTTTTCCTGCTTTTGTTCCTTCTCGCTTGGCTTTTGTAGTGGCTGCGTATTCCTTCTTGCTAAGTGACTCCCTAGCTTTTTTGGGAAGATACCGTTCGCCAGTAGCATTCGGACCTTGTGTTGACGGCTTCCCAGATTTGGTCCCCCAATCCTCCTTCGTCCACTTGGAAAGACTCTTCTGACCTCCGGTTTTGGCACCAGAATATCCGCCACCAGCCTTCTTGTACTCCTGTGCCACAATCTGCGCCTTGCGCGCAGACCATTGACCGGGCTTGCCTCCCTTCGACCCAGCCATCACCCGATCTTTGATATCAAGCCTGAGTTGAGGTTTTGTGTATGCCATAAAGCATGAAGAAAAAGTGGAGGGCTTTTATGACCTTACCCTCCGGGTGATGAAAATTACCAGCTACAGCGCGCCGGGTCATTACCCAAAAAAATTGCAGGACCGGGAATCGAACCCGGAACTCTACGTTATGAGCGTAGCGACTTACCTTTTGTCCATCCTGCTGAACAATCACTTGAGACGATAAACGCGAACGCCAGACTCAACAACGCCTTCAGCGTTCGTCCGGTCCTCAACGCGCACCGTGTACTCCCACTCAGGGTTCTGCTTCTTAAAGCGGGAAGCCGTGCCGCGCGCCGACAGGCTCTTTGCCTTCGGAACCCAGAAGCTCTCGCCGGGCTGAAGCTGACTCACAGGGTACTTGCTCTTCCGAGGCCCACGGGGGGCAAAAGCACGCTTCTGAGGCACCTCAATGCCGGATTCAATCTTGATGTCAACCATCTCTTCAACTGCGTTAGCCATATGTAGCCTTTCTATTTGTGTTCCATTCCCGGCTAATCCGAGAAATCGATGTACTCCATAGTTCCATCTATGACACTGCGCAACTCTTTTTCTATGCGAGCTTCTTTTTTAGGTTCGTTCATCGTCGCAACCACACCAGCCCGTTGACGCATTAGGAACACAAGCAAACTTAACGAGTCCAGCGCATCAGGAGACTTACTCCTAGTCCGCTTGCAGAACTCGCCCTTGCTCTCAACGCGCACCATCCCCTGACCCTTCTGCTTGTACCGACGCGCAGTCGCTTGCCGGATCAACTCCTCATTCCGAAACCCGGGTGCAATCTTCAGGTATCCAAACTCAAGCCACTTCGACAGGCCGAAGATGAGTTCCGTCACGACGCCGTTGTACAACTCCGAAGCCTTCTGTGAGTCGTCACCTAGGATGTGCGTGTCGGTAGCGGCCCAACTGTAATTCACGCCCATCACGTCCTTGCCGTACAACGTCGTGAGTGAGTCGTGAATCCCTGCACCGTTGCCAGTGCGGTCCACGCAGAGCCAGCCCGGGTCGATCTTCATCTCCTTGCAGAACCGCATGATCTCCTGCGCCTGCTGGATGGTCTGCCTCTTCGCGAACGGTAGCTGGTTGTCGAGTTGCAAGACCGTCCTCGGCTTTTGGAACGGGATGAACTTGCCAGACTGCGGCGTCCACCCGTCCGCCAGCCCGAAGCGACCGTAGCTGCACAACACTTGGTCAACCCCCTCCAATGCCAAGTCGAAAGCTGCCAGAGGCACCACAGGTCCGACAAACCGCACCGTCCCGATGGCGTTGTCCATCATGCTTGGCGAGATGATGCCCATCGAGATCCCTTCCTCGGGAAACCAGCCACGCGCCATCGTCATTGCCTCCGCCGTCCGGCCACGGCTCATGTACGACATGAACCCTTCGTAGGTCTGGAGGCCGGGGAACACGATGCGACGCTCGACGACGTTCTCGCATCGGGCTGCGTCCAGCCGCAGGACGTGGTAGCCCTCCTTGCTCTCCCACTCGAAGTCTTCCTCGCAATCCACGCCGCCCCAGCCCTGCACTGGCTGGCACCTCTGAGCGAAGTCCGACGTCCGGTCCCGAGGGTTGCTGGCGGCGAAGATCTTGATGTGACCGTGCAGGCTGCGGTCAGCAGTCGAGAGGATGTTGTTGACGCCTTCCCAGACGCCGACTGGCACCTCCTCCGCCTCGTCGAGGACGACGTGCGTGCGGCTCAGGCGTCCCCAGCGTCGGCTCAGTGTCCCTGCCCGGGGTATCGGGTGGAATCCTCGCAGCGTGCCGTGACCGCTCTCGCCCTTGGGGATGGCGACGAGGTGGATGCCCTGCTTGCTGTCCTCGGTCACTTGGATGCTGCTTGCTCGGTCCTCCTGATCGCCGAGCGGCCTGACCAGAGCCGTCCTGTGAAACGTCTTGATGTTCGCGAAGATGTTCCGCTCTGCGTGTTCCCGGGTGAGGCTGACGACCTTGATTGCGGTGTAGGCCGGGTCTCTCCACCAGTCGAGGTAGAACCACGCCGCTGCGCCGAAGCTCTTGCCCATTGCCCCTGCCCCCTGAATCAGGAGACGGTCGTGGGCGAACAGGCACCGCCAAGTGTCCCTCGACGACTGCGGTCGCCAGTCGTACACCTCCGGTCCCCAGAGCAGGGTTGCCGCTGCCTCGAACTGGTCGGCCTCGAGGAGGCTCTGGACGTACTGCCGGACGACCGTCTCGGCCACCTCCGGCGTCAGGCGCAGCAGCCCGGCTGGAGGCTGGCGCAGCACCTTGGTGGCGATGTAGTGGGCGGCATAGAGGATGCCGTGTTCCTCGTCGCGCTCTGCCTGCCGCCGGGCGGCTGTAGCGTGTTGAAGGTAGAGCGTCTGGGTGACCGGGGCGGACATGACGTCAGGAGCGTTTCTGGGGCGTTTTAGACGCAGTGGGAGGGTTGCTGCGGCCATAGATGGTCTTCAGCCGGATCTCGGTGGGGAGGGACTGGACGAACGCTTTGAGCCGGGCGGCGTGTTCCGGCCCGAGTTTGCCGACCAGCTTGCCGACGTCCTCCCCGGCGAACGCCATCCGCTTGGCCTCGGCCAGCAGCTTGTCGTAGTCCGGCGGCTCTGGCGTTGCATCCGGCTCCGGCTTCCGGGTGCCGGGGATCTGCCGGAAAACGTGCAGCGGGATGTGGACGACGGCGTCCTGATCCTGCGCGTCCTCCCGGTCCTGCCGCCCTCCCGGGGCTATCCGGGGAGGCCCGGTAAGCGTCGTCAGGTCCACCCAGCGCACGTCCTCGCCGAGGCTCCAGCCGATCAGGAGGATGAAGCGCGTCCCGGTGCGCTCCACCAGTGCCATCCCGTCCGCCCACTTTGACAGGGACAGCATTGCGGTCGGATACGCCCCGAAGGCGTGCGTGCGCACCTTGACCTCCCCGAATGCCGTGACCATCTCGGTGCCGTCCTCGTCTGAGGCTGGCCGGACGACGGCGAAATCCAGCGGATACCGGGCAGGCAGCTTGATGGTCTGGAGGCTGTAGTGGCTGGCAAACGCCGCAACGACTGCCGCCTCCCGGGCGCGGTCACCGGGCGTCTCGTAGATGGGTCTCATTCGTCGTCCTCCGGGCTTTTGAGCAGGTATCCGGCTGCGACCAGAGTGATCACGCCGAGCAGTATCAGAATCACGTTCATGCGCTTTCTTTCAGTGTTGTTGTAAGTGTCCATCTATCAGTGATTTGTGACTGCCGAAATGCCATAACATCCGACAATACACGTCATCTTAAATCGGTTTTACAGTGTTGTCATCACTCCCTCAGATCCTGCCAATCATCCTCTGCAATCGGCTCCTGTACAGCGTCTCCGCCCTCATCCGGTTGTTCAACAGGCTCGTCAATGACCTTGTCCAGATCCTCAAGTTGCGGTGCATCCCGGCGGATGTCGGCTTGTTCGTACTGGCCGAGGTCCACCAGTTCCGCCTCCAGCACCTGCGTCAGGGGCTTGTCCCGGGGCGCAATGTCGAACTCCAGCTTCAGGGACGGCCCTCCCTCCACCAGCAGCTTCTCAGGCGCGAATTCCCCGGCCAGCCGGGCGTCCACTTGCAGCGCAGCCAGCCTGTCGAATGTTGCCTCCAGCTTGCCGCCCGGCCTCCGGGTCACCTTCGTCGGAATCTCGCCCAGAGCCATCCGTCGCAGCAGGTCACGCTTCTCACCGAGGAGCAGGGCAAACTGCTGGTCCAGTACCGACTTCAACTCAGCGACCCTTTCACGGACCTCCAGACGCGCATAAACGCGGCATCCGTAGGTCTGCGGCGACTTGCAGTCAGGGACGCAGGTGGCATACGCCTCGCGCTGCGTCATGCCCTGAGAGACGAGCCGGGCAAAGCGTTCGTGGACTGGATTTTTGAGGCTTGGCATAGCGGTGAATCGGCGAGGAGCGCGGCTGCGCGGAATTGCTTGGCCACACCCACCTCTGCGCTCATTTGTATCGGTTGCTATAGACTAGCTATGAATCTGCCGACTGTACATGATTTTCGGCTTGACAGAAACTGCGTTGTGTCCCTCTTAGGAATCGACCCTCGTTATTTCGGAGCTGTCGCACATCGACGCCGTGTCCCATTTTCTACGGTGAATGTTGCGTTTCTTGCGCTGTCTTGGAGGTGGCTTTGCTGGAGGGTTGATGTGACCGATTGCTGCTAGAATTGCTGCTGCGCGTTGGTCTGGAGTTGATGTCAGGAGCATCCTCGAGCGGAAGACCTGATCTGGTTTGAGTTCGTGTTTGATTAGGTACTTGAGGTATCTCGGGTATCTGTTGAGTTCTGCTGTTGTGAGTAGTGATTGAGCGTGATCTATGATTTTGAGTGGGTTGGAGTGTTGTAGGTCTT